CAAGGAAGTTAAGTAGTAATGGATAGCTTTTCCATAGGGCTTGCCCCTTTCCGAAGAAAGGGGGAAACTCGGACGGAAGCCCGAGTGACAGTCTTTGGTTTAACTTTTACTAGGTTGCAAATCTAGAAAAGAAAAATCTCAGAAAGACCACTCTGGCCCCACGTTAATTGATAAGATTAACTGGACCGTTTACCGTCCGGCACACAGTACTCTGTACTTGGTGCTTGGGCGCTTGGGAGTTTCTCCGAGATAGCTATATAATCAGGATGAGTTTCCTCATTTAGGTTATATGCTACTCTGATAAATTCCTTAAGGATTGCTGACTCTGCTAAGCATATGCTTGCTGAGCTCCGCATCGTAAACACTCCTTTGGTTAAACTATATTTAGATAGACCTTCACTAAAAAGGAAGGAATCAGATATATCTGGATCTCAGTAATTCATTAAGAATTCTGTAGACAGATCAATCTGCCTATTTAAACATAGAACTATCGGATTAGTCCAATTAAGAACTGTCGATAGCGTTTCCATTAGGAAGTCTGATGTCGGTTGGTCTACCGCAGCCTGCTTAATCCTATTCTTCACGAAGTGCCAGAGTTTAGCATTAACTCTAAAAGCTTCGCGTTGAAAGGTTAAGAGATCCTTTTCTACTAGGTTTTTCTTAGCTTGTAAATACATCAAGTTAATGATGGATTTATCTTGATTATCAATCAAGGCGCTAGGAAAATTATCGCCCATGAATTCCTTTAATTGGAAAATTAACGGTTCATGCACGGTAATACGAGATCTTAAATCTCGTACGTAGTAGAACAATTTGTAAAGCTTAATCATTGATTCGACCTTATTAATAATAAGCGTCGAACCAGCGATAGCTCGACAGATTGATCGGATATAGACCGGGTGCCCCTCAATGGGTAATACCCAGCCATGGCTTTGTTGGTTGTCAAGGAAGTTAAGTAGTAATGGATAGCTTTTCCATACACTAAGTAACCCTGAGATTGCAAATCCACTAACTTCTTCACCTTTGTAAAACCATCTCTTGGCAAATTCAAATCCATCTTTCGATGAATGAGTTTTTGCTTCTGAGTATGGCATACCAAGGGTAGAAATTAGAGATTTGTACTCACTTGCAACCAGATCATTATCTATACGCAAGTCATCACCAAGTAGTATGTAACCAGTAAACGGGTATCTCGAGTTAACTCTCGAAACACCTGCCCTGATTGCAGACACTTGGATGATAACATGATGCGTTAGTGCCATGATCGGCCATGAAGAATATGCTCCCATTGGTTGACCAGCTCCATATAGAACCCATGAACTCATCTTAGTAAGATGGTTCGTGAATTTATACGGATAAGCCACCAGGATATGTGCCCAAGCATCGGCTTTTCGTGCGCTATCATAGATATGTTCTACAACTCTTCATTGAAGAGTTAAAGGCATTCTATCAGTAGCTGCGGAAAGATCGATACTGTGGTACATATTTCCACCTGGTAGAGTCGGCATAACATTGTTTGTGAAAGCTCCTTGATTAAATGTCATATCTGTTGAGATTCTCCGTAAGAAAGAATTAACTTTCATATGAAGAGGTCTCAGAGCAGATTGTGACCAATAATCGAGAAGAGCAATAACACGAACTTTGTCTTCCTTATCTGAAAAGTAAGACAACTTTCTAAAAGTATTCTTATTTGTTGCGAAAAGATTTTTCCACCATTCAGCTACAGAAGAACCAAAGGTTCCTGTCAATGACAGGATGTCAAGTTTCTCTGTGTTACTTGTAATGAACTCACTAAGGCTTGAACCTCCTAATAGATTAATAGATTCTATTAGATCATGAGGTAAAAGTGTTAGCTCGTTCAAACAAGTTAACAGGGCTTGACCCATTGGTCCTCTCTTAGTTGTAATGTGAGGAACACTCCAATTCGGAACAGTAGCTTTTGGGATCCTCAACTTAGTTAAGGCAGACCGTAATTCTTGTTCTGAGATTTTATCAGAACCAGTAGGTTTGTCTTCTATAGTTGAAAGATCCGGTACTCCGCCTTGGGAGAACGCTCTAGTTAACATTAGCAATGTTAACAGGCTTCTTATCCCATTCGGAGAGCTAGAGTGGATTTTTGCGAAGGTTAAGGCTTTTGGCCAACCTTCTGAATCCGCTCCAGGACTACCGATTAAAGGATTACCTAGAATGAATCTCATAATCATGTTTCTCCAAGTTTTAACTTGTTGAATCATGCTTAGAGTTCCTCTAGTATCCATTAAACGAATAAGAACTCGAAGAAATTGTTTTACCAAGTAAGAGGCGCTTTTAGCATCAAGAACATTATACTGTACTAGTGTAATTTGAGCAAGTTTGCTCAGACGCACTAGTAGCGACTTTTGTCGTTGCAGTATTGATGTTTTTGTAGCTTTAAGTTCTTTAAAGGTACTGCCGACGTGCTTACCTCGCCCTGTCCGGGCGGGGGGCTAGCCCTCCATTCAGGTGGAGCAACGACGTTCCGTGCGACAGTAAGTCGCGTCGGCAACAGTTGGTTTGGGCTTCTCCAACAAGAGAACGCTCAAGCATTGCTTCCACTTGTTAAAGAGGCATATTCGAACGGGTAGCTGTTCACGATCGTAAATGCTTTCGTGGATAGTGAAAATCCTTGAGGGAGTTGTTGTACCTAATAAG